TCCTCCTTATGGTTTATATATAATGGGTTGCGATCCTTACGATCACGATTCCTCTACAACATCATCTTTAGGTTCTTTAATTGTATATAAAAGGTTTCAGAACTTTGAAAGTTATTATGATTTGCCAGTTGCTGAATATACAGGTAGACCAGACACAGCAGATGAATTCTATGAAAATGTTAGGAGATTATGTTTATACTACAACGCTTTAATATTATATGAGAATGAAAAGAAAGGTATATTTTCTTACTTTTCTAATAAAAATTGTGAATATTTATTAGCCGATCAACCAGATATAATAAAAGATATTATAAGTAATTCAAAAGTATCTAGGGGTAAAGGGATACATATGCCAAAAGAAATTAAGGCTTGGGGGGAAACTCTAGTTAGAGATTGGTTAAATGAAGAGTTTGCAGATGGTAGAAAGAATTTAACTAAGATTTTTTCAGAACCACTGATAGAAGAATTGATAGCTTTTAATATGGAAGGAAACTTTGATAGAGTTATGGCTTTCATTTTAGTTATGATTTATAGACAAGAATTGTATAAAATTACAGTTAAGAAAAGAGAAGATAAAATTAAAAAAGACTTATTTGATAAACCTTTATTTAGATACGATTTAGATTTAGACTTTACAATTTAAAAAAATACAATATGAATACAAACAAATATGGTAGACTTTTTCCTATTCAAAAAATACCACTTAGAGAGAAGACTGAAGAGTGGGGGCAAGCTTGCGTTGATGCAATTATAGCTAGGGAGGGATCTGGTTCACTAAATACAACTTCAATAAAGATAAAATTAAAACAAATTACAATTTATATAATAGTGAATTTGATATAAACGATTTAAAATATGTTACAAATCCCTATCAAGTTGAAGATGGTTTTCCTGCAAATCCTCAAGAATTTAACATTATTAAGCCTAAAATTGACTTATTACTTGGCGAAGAAACTAAAAGACCATTCAACTTTAAAATAATTCAAACAAATGATTCTGCTATAAGTGAGATTCAAGAGAATAATAAGAAACTTTTAATTGAGTTTTTAACATCAAATCTAGAGGAAAATCAAGAGGAAGAAAATCCAATGACTTTAGAAGATATTAATAAATATATGAAGTATTCTTATAAGACTATTGCTGAACAACAGGCTTATCATATAATGAATTATTTAAAAGAGAAACTTAATTTCGATCATGAGTTTTATAAAGGATTTAAAGATGGTTTAATTGCAGGAAAAGAAATTTACTATACTGGTATAATAAATGGAGAACCTGTATTAGAAAGAATAAATCCTGTATATTGCGATCATGATTATAGTCCAGATTTAGAATTTATAGAAGATGGAGATTGGTTTCTTCGTAGAATGGATATGACACCTTCTTCTATATATGATAGATTTTTTGACATAATGTCTGAATCTCAATTAGATGAATTACTTGCAATGTATAATGGACAATCTAAAACAAACACTGGTTCTGATATAAATAGTAATAGTGTAATGTTTAGAGAGAAAGTATCTGATAAGTTTTTAAATGCAGATACTGATGAAAATGGTTTTAATTTAATTGGTGTATCTCATGCGATTTGGAGATCTTTTCAAAAAGTAGGATTTGTTGATATTGAAGAAGAAGATGGTAGTATTAAAACTATATCTGTGGATGAAACTTATAAAGCAGATCCAGGAGAAAATATAGAATGGGAGTGGGTTGATCAAATATGGGAGGGATATAAAATAGGTGAAGATTTATATGTTGGTATTCAACCAATAGAATATCAAAATGTATCTATTGATAATCCAAATGCTCAGAAGTTACCTTATACTGGTATAATATATAATAATACTAATTCTAAGAGTAAGTCTTTAGTTGGTATAATGAAACCTTTACAGTATATGTATATCACATTGTGGTATAGATTAGAATTAGCTTTGGCTAGAGATAAAGGTAAGATTTTAACAATGGATATTACTCAGATACCTAAATCTATGGGTATTGATTTTCCAAAGTGGGCTCATTATTTGACAGCTTTGGGTATAAATTTAATTAATCCATACGATGAAGGTTGGGATATTCCTGGTAGAGAAGGTGGAAAACCTTCGCAATTTAATCAGATTGGCACTCAAGATTTAACAATGTCAAATGTTATTGCTGGTTATATAGATCTCTTAGTTAAGATTGAAGATATGATTGGGGAGATATGCGGTGTTTCTAAACAAAGGACTGGGGCTATTCATAATAGAGAATTAGTTGGTAATGTTGAAAGATCTGTTATTCAATCTTCACATATAACTGAACCTTTGTTTTGGATGCATAATCAAGTTAAGAAAAGAGCTGTTACAAATATATTAAATGCAGCTAAAAGTGTTTGGGCTACTAGTGGTAAAAAGAAACTTCATTATATATTAGGAGATTCTTCTAGGGCATTTATGGATATATCTGAAGAATTTATGTATTCTGATTATGACATATTTGTTACTGATTCTACTAAAGAATACCAGAATCTTGAAGCAATAAGAAGTTTGTTGCAACCAGCTATGCAGAATGGTGCATCGTTATTAGATGCAGTTGATATTCTTACTTCTGATAATGTTACTGAGATTAAGAGTAAATTAAAAGAAATAGAAGAAAAGAGAATTCAGAGAGAAGAAGAGATGGCTAGAATACAGCAAGAAACAGAAATGGCAAAACAAGAAATTCTCATGGAACTCGAAGATAATAAAAATAGAATTACAGAAGAAGATTCTATACGTAAGTCTCAAACTTCAATTGAAGTAGCGATGATTCAAGCTGAATCAAAGTTACAATCAGATGGAATGAATGATGTAAATGATAATGATGTAGATGACTCACTTGATGTTGAAAAATTAAGGTTACAGGAACAAAAACAAAGAACTGATTCCGAATTAAAATCTAGACAAATAGAAGAAGATATTAGAAAGAACAGAGTTGCTGAAAAACAAAAACAACAAGAGTTGGAAATAAAGAGAAGACAAGTTAATAAAACAAGTAAAACTAAATAAACATGGCACAGAAAGAAGAAAACTTTCTAGATGGATTTGACGCTATAAATGATTTTTTAACCAATCCAGAAGGAGCAAGTATTAGTTCAGATGATGCGATTCCTGAACTAAATGAAGACGAGGTAGAAGCCTTAGTCGGAGATCAAAATGAATCAGAAGAAGATGATTCAGAAGAAGATGAAACTGAAGAAAAAGAAGAAGACGAAGTTGAAGAAAAAGATGAAAAAATAGATTTGACTGATCCTTCTAAATTAGAAGAAAATGAAATAGAAGAAGATGATGAGAATGATCCTGAATTAGAATCAGATATAACTAAATTTTTTCAAGGTAAACTTGGAGAAAAGTTAGGTTGGGAATTTGGGGATGATGAGAAATTTGAAACAGTTGAAGAACTAGTAGATTATTTATCTACTGTTGTTGAGGAGTCTTCTAAACCATCTTATGCAAACGAAGAAGTAGAAAAATATGACGAGTTTGTTAAAAACGGTGGAAGTCTTAAAGATCTATATGAAAAATTATATCTTGGCCAATTAGATGTCGATAATATTGATTTAACTTCTGAGAGTAATCAGAAGAATGTTATTAGAGAATCTTTAAAAATACAAGGTGTTAAAGATAGTATTATAGATAAAAGAATTCAACGTTATGATGAAGCTGGGGTTTTACCAGAAGAGTCAGAAGAAGCATCTGAATTTTTAAAAGAATACAAAGAAAAAGAGAAAGAAAAGCTATTAGAGAATCAGAGAAAAGATAGTGAAATGAAACTCAAGCAACAACATCTCTTTGTAGATAACGTAAAAACAACTATAAAAGAAATGGATTCTATTGCTGGTATAAAATTATCAGATAAACAAAAAAGTGAAACATTAGATTACATTTTCAAACCTACAGCGGATGGGATGACAGGATTTCAAAAAGATTATCAAACAGATGTAAAAAACCTAATAATTTCCGCATTCTTTACTAAGAATAAAGATACATTAATAAAAAAAGTAAAAGAAAAAGCTACTACAGACGCTTACAAAGAAATACAAGATAAATTAAAAGCAAAGAGGCAGAAAAGAAATAAAAATTCAGCTTCAGATGAAGAATTATCTTCTTTTGGATTAGGTATATTGGGTAGCTCATTATTAAAGAAAATTTAAGTTTAATTTAAAATTAAGTGAAGCATGGAAAATGGTGTATTAAATAAATTACAGTTATTTCGTACCAAATGGTTCTCAGGTCTTGTCGATGAAAAGATGTTGGCCAACGCTTTGCTTACTGAGCGTCATAAAGTGTCAACAGCCCTTTCCTATATTATGGGATATTTTAATCAGGGTAATATAATTGACTTTATTACTAATGGGCTTGGTAAGACATTGACTATTGAGAATAGAGAGTATGAATGGGATGTCATGATAGAAAGTGACAGAGCTATCCCAATTAAACAAGCTAAATGGGAAGGTGCTGTCATAACTGATGGTGGAACTATTTCTCCTGGGTTAAACCAGAGTCCTATCCAATTATGGTTAGGGGAAAAATATTTCGGTCCTGGAGCTATCTTGGAATTTGATGATAAAGAATTTCAGGTACGTGTTATTAGCGAACCATATCAAGATGGAGCAGATTGGGTGTATACAGTTGTTGTAGCAGACGGTCAGGCTGAATCTTATATTGATCCGCCTCAACTTGCTGCTAATTGTCAAGTTAGTAGAGCAGGTAGTGCGTATGAAGAATATAGTGAAGAAGCTGATATCGTAAACTATCAGACTCCTTTCAAACTGAAGAATCATTTAACCACAATGAGGTTAACCTATGATATTACAGGAGATGCTTATTCATCTGTAATGGTTATAGCAATGCGTGATCCTAAAACTAAGAAACAGACCATGTATTGGTCAGCTTGGCAGGAATGGATTGCTCTTCGTCAATGGTATGAAAGGGTAGATTACATGACAATGTATTCTAAATATAATGCAAATCCAGATGGTACTGTCAGTTTGGTTGGTACTAATGGAAGACCTGTATATATTGGAGCTGGATTACTTCAGCAAATTTCTCCCGCAAATAAGAAGTATTATACTACTCTTACTTTGGAAACATTAGATTCATTTCTTTCTGATTTGTCTTATAACCTATTAGGATTTGGAGAACGTAAGTTCTTAGGTCTTTGTGGTGAAATGGCAATGAGGGAACTTGATAGAGTATTGCGTGCTGCAGCTTCTGCATATACGTTAATAGCTACTAACTTTGTAACAGGAAGTGGACAAAATCTTACATTACAAGGACAGTTTACTACTTATAAAGGATTGAATGGAATA